GTCAGTTAGGCGCTCTGCGTCCGTGCTGACAATGATGCAGTCGTCGGTTTCCAATGCTTCCAACGGCAGGGAGCCATTGGCATAGACGACCAACGAGCCTGGAAACAGCGTTTCGCCGCGCTTGGCGATTTGCGGCCAATCAACGACCACTACGCGCTCACTCATGGCGGAGCACCTTGTAGCTTGTTTGGCAAATCGCCATGCACTCTAGGAACGGCCTGTGCATTTCCCGTGGCAGCGTTGCGATCGCCTGGTTAGCGGCAGCGTCCATTCTGGCGAGGTACAGCATCGCATAGGAGCGATCCAGCCCCCGAATTTCCGCTTGTGCATCGGCCAATTCTTTCCCCCAGTCAGCATCCATTAGACTGTGATCCCCCCTAGATATGCTTCCACCTCTGCAACGCTGGTTGCGAACATTGCGTAGCCAGTTGCTGCGAGGACATGGTTGATATAGTTTTCTTGCTCAATCTCGCGCTGATTGCGCGGGTGCGTCCAGCCGGTGCGCTTCACTTCAATGCACAAGCGCTTGCCATTGATAAGCTGACAGTCAATGTCGGACTTTCTCATGCGAACGCCCTGCACCTTGAAAACGGTATTGTAGGCAATGAACCGCTTTTGCCCTCTCATATCGACCTCTAATGCCGTCCCTGAATTGTGCCGCTCCACGATTGCAATCTTCGGATGCTTTCTCAAAAAGGCAATTATGTCCCGCTGGATCGTGGCCTCATAGGTGCCGTCATCCACTCGGGGAGCCATTGTGCGCTTGGCCTTCATAACTAGCGACCGCTGCAACTCAGGCGCAGGCTTCCCGGCAGATTTAGCAAGAGCGCCGAGGATTCGCATGTTACGCGCTATTGTGTCGCGCAAATCCTCGCGTTTGGCTGCGCGTCTAGCGGCCATGCGCGGCCACTATCTGCTGGACTCGCTGCCGACTGATGCCGAACGTCCGCGCCACAATGTGATAGGAGCGTGGCCCCTTTCGATTAGCCATAGCGACAATCTTCAGCCGCCTAGCCGCCCACTGCTTTAGTTTGGTTTCGTAGCTCATGGGTTGCGATTATGCTCTTTTGCAAGTCCTAGTCAACTAGGCGGCACAAATATATTTTAGGGAGGGGCTTGACAAGGGGTTTCAAGGAGGCGCAAAGTTACGCCATGCAACCGGAGAACACCATGCGGACACTAGAAGATCTTAAGCACTATCGCGCAGCGGACTACGATAGTTTCCAGCTAATCCCGAAAAACTGTGCTGGCTGGACGTTGCTGGTTGTAGTTGCGCTGGCTTGCATCCTTGAACCACTTTTCCGCGCTGGCTGAAAGGCGCAGCGACCACCGTGCCAAAAGCATCAAGGTGGCGCAGAGTACCGGCCCTCTGGCGGACGACCGGCTTTACTTAACTCTTGGGGGCAACAAATGAACGACCACGTTAATCCGGCATTTAGCAACATCCTCGCGGCAGTTGCACCGCCCAAGGAAATCCTTGAGCATGAGGCGCAAAGCAGGCGGCTGATAGAAGACGTTGCAAAGATCCTGTGCAGCACGGACACGCAGCGGATTTTGCTGCAAAACATCTACTCAATGGGTCGCGCAGATGGGCTGATCGAAGCCGCGCACAAAACGCTAGAGAAGATCCGCGCATGAAACCGCGCACATTGATAGAAGTCCCACGCTCCGCTCCGCAGGGTCTGGGCAGAACGACTTGGGAGGAACGCCGCGAGATGACCGCTGCCCAACTCATCGAACTCATGGGGCCGCTGCACGTTAACCATCCTAAGTACAAGGCGCGGGCGCGGTCGTTGCTGCCTATACCGAACATTGCGGGTGTGCAGCCTGTGTACGAGTGCAAAGACCCGTCATTCTGGGCGCTGTGCAAGAACGTCATCCGGTGGTGCGCCCAATGAAAAATACTGTCGAATTGATGGCGCAACACCATATGAAGGTGGAATACGCCTATGACATATGCTCTGATGCAGCATGGGTACGCGCCACCGCGCCCAATGGGATTCATGTTTCGGTCAAGGAAACGCCAGCAGGTTTGGCGGTTGATACTCAACTTTGCGTTGAGCGACTCGCGGAGGCGCTTAAATGAACTATGCCCAAACAGTAGATTACGAGCCAACAGGTATTGGCCTGCGCTGGACGGTCGACCGCATTCTGGCGAAACGCATCCCGCCGAAACGCTACCAGAAAAGCCGCAGCAGATTTGAGCCAGGTACGCCCAAACTCCGCAGCGTCGAGTCGATTGCCTTGTGGGGCGTGATCTGCATGGCATTCAAGCCGATGAGCAAGGCCGAGTGGCTAGACGCAGCGGGAATCCACGGGCATGGCAAGCGGATACTCGGCGCGTCGGCAATCTCTAATCTCAGGAAAGGGCACTGGGTCACTTGCAAACTCGGGCTATACGCCAAGAGGGAAGCATGATTATCTATTATAAGGAAATGATTCAAGGGTCGGAAGCGTGGCACTCCATCCGTTGCGGACTGGAGACTGCCAGCGAAATGAAGCTGCTGGTTACGCCCACGTTGAAGGTCGCGGCCAATGAAAAGGAGCGGGCGCACATGTGGGAACTGCTGGCCCAGCGCCTGACCAAGCACGTCGAGCCGCGTTATATAAGCGACGACATGCTGCGGGGCCAAGAGGACGAGATTGAGGCAATCGCGCTATACGCCAAGACCTACGAGCCGATTGAAAGGGTAGGCTTTATAACCAATGACCGCTGGGGGTTCACAATCGGCTACTCGCCGGACGCATTGGTTGGCAATGACGGGCTAGTGGAATGCAAGTCACGCGGCCAGAAGCACCAGATTCAGACCATCGTTGACTACGTTTCCGCAGACAAGATTGATCCGGATTTTATGATCCAAGTGCAGACCGGGCTGATGGTTAGTGAGCGAAAGTGGTGTGATCTGATTTCGTTCTGCGGCGGCTTACCGATGGCGACCGTGCGCGTTTACCCAGACGAGAAGATCCAGACGGCTATTTTGGAAGCCGTCACCGCGTTTGAAGAACGGTTAGCGATTGCCATGCGTAAGTATGGCGAAGTCGTAAGTTCCAGCAAGCGCCTCATTCCTACCATCCGCCGCATTATCGAGGAGATTTACTAATATGGATATGCGCGAGGCAATAGTCCCCAAGAGCGATCAGCTTAACGCGGACGATTTAATTGCAGGGCCGATGACCGTCAAGGTTACCGGCGTGGCGATCAAGGGGGGCCAGGAGCAGCCCGTGTCGATCAGCTTTGAGAACGATAACGGCAAGCCTTACAAAGCCTGTAAATCCATGTGCCGAGTCTTGGTACACGCATGGGGTGCTGACTCTGGCAAGTACATTGGCCGCAGCCTGACGTTGTACTGCGATCCAAAGGTTAAGTGGGCAGGCATGGAGGTTGGGGGCATTCGCATCAGCCACATGAGCCACATCCCCGAAACGCTGACAATGGCGCTGACGGCGACCAGAGGAAACAAGAAGCCGTTTAGCGTCAAGCCGCTGGCCGTTGAGGAAATGCAGGACTGGGAGCCAGCCATTAACGCGGTCGAGACTGCCGATGAACTGGTTGCGCTGTGGAAGTCGATGCCCGCCGATGCCAAGAAGAAGTTTGAGAGCGTGAAGGATGCGCGTAAGGCCGCGTTTGTTAAGCCTGTGGGGTCAGTATGACCCGCGATGAGGCGGCTAAGAAGTGTCCCGAGGCCACCGCGTTTATCGCAGAAATGCGGGAACAGTTTGGCGAGGTCAAGGTGCTGTATGTGGCGGAAGCGGGCCACACATTCGGAAAGATACCGGCCTGGAGGCAAGATGAAAATCAAAGAACTGATTGAGATGTACGTTGCTGAGATTGCCGGGATGCCCGGTAAACAGTTTGGCGCAACGCACTTGTACTGCCTGCGCCGCTTGCAGAAAGACCCGATTGCCGAGATTGAGGCCGAAAAGCTGACTCCGCAGGATCTGATTGCGTTCGCCAAGCGCCGCCGCCAGACCGTCAGCCCCGCTACGGTCACGCAGGACTTGACCTATCTGCGGTCGCCGTTTGACTATGCCGCCCTTGGGTTTAACCGGGCCGATATCAGCCCGCTGGCATTCGTTCAGGCAAAGCCGATCCTTGGAAAAAACAACCTGACCGGCAAGGGTCGCCCGAGAGATCGCCGCCCGACTGCCGAGGAAATTGACCGGCTCAATGCGTACTTTGACGCGCACGACAGGGAGATACCGATGCGGACGCTGTTTGAGTTCGCCCGCGTAAGCTGCCGCCGCCGCTCTGAGATTACCCGGCTGCAATGGGGGGACGTTGACATGGAAAACCGGACTTGCCTAGTGCGCGACATGAAAGATCCAAAGATGAAAAAGGGCAATAATCATCGTTTTGCGTTGCTGGGCCGCGCTTGGGAGATTGTCATGCAGCAACCGAGGCGGGCCGTGAACATGCCGACAGAACGGATCTTCCCGTACAACAGCAAATCCGTAGGAGCCGCCTACACGCGGGCTAAAAAGGCGCTGGGCATAGACAACCTCCGGTTCCACGACAATCGCAGAGAGGGCGCTTCTAGCCTGTTTGAGCAGGGGTATGGCGTGGCCGAGGTGATGGTTCAGACCGGGCATAAGACTCCTGCCATGCTGATGCGCGTCTACCAGAAGTTAAACGCCGCTGACCTGCACAAAGGGCCAGCGGGTAGCCACCGTTAGCCAAGAGGATTAAAAATGACGAAGCAAGAACGCAAGGCCCGCGATGCAGACTTCAAGCGCCGGATGCAGCCGCGCCCGCTCTGGAATTCGATAGCGCAAGGAACGTACGAGCGCAAGAAGAACGGCCCGCTGCCGGGTCACAAGTAGCCACCATTAGGAAGGGGAAACATATGAACACTACCTTCGATGGGAGCGATTGTGGCTAAACGCGCCGCCAGGGGAAGCCAGTTGGTGCGGGGATTTATCCTCGGCCAGCTATACGCCAGCGGCCACGTTTTGACCACCGCAAGGATTCGGCGCGAACTA